GAAAAATATCAGGGAGACGGCTGGGAAGTTGTCTCTCAACTATCACTGCCTCACAGTCAATACGCTGTGTTGATAGAGAAAAAAGAAATGGAGCCAGAGTTTCCTGTGCTAATAGTCCCGCACGACGATGGTGTGCTGGTAAAAATCAAAGGCGAGACGGCTATCAAGAAAATGACCGCCAAGCAGATGATGGACCTAGCAATAGAGCTAATCATGCGCGCCAATCGCAGGCATAACAATGACGATGCTGAGTAATCTTTTCATTGCTGATTTAAAAATAACCCAGACGGCTTCCGGCCTCGCTGGGGAGCATATTGCCGCCGCATCAGTGCTTGCTCGTGGCTGGCGTGTTGCGATGGCCCAGCAGGATGCAGTTGATTTGATTGCATGGCATCCGGACAGCGGCACGACATTACGCATTCAGGTAAAGGCTTGCCAGTGTTCACGGCAGGGCGAGGGCAGGAAAAGGGTCCACTTTCAGACAGGCTTAGGCGCCGGCAAAAGGTTGCCAACGCTGGGCGACTTTGACATTTTGGCTTGTGTGTCGGCAGAACAACGCTGTGTGTGGTATATTCCAGTTACATCTATTCGAGAAAAAAAACTTACTCGAAACATTACCTTCTTCAGCGACCCCGACTTAGAGCGGGAAAGCTGGCAGGCGGCACTGGATAATCTAGGGATAATGGACAAGTAACATGAATCTATCTAAGCATTTTAGCCTTCAAGAAATGACTAAGAGTCAGACAGCAGTCCGTAAGGGCATACCAAACACGCCGACAGATGAACACATCGAGGCTATGAAGCTGGTCTGTGAACACATTCTGGAGCCTGTCAGAGAGCAGTACGGCATACCGTTCACGCCTTCTAGCGGATACCGCTCTGGCGAGCTTTGTATAGCGATAGGAAGCTCAGTAAACAGCCAGCATGCTAAGGGCGAGGCGGCAGACTTTGAGGTGCCGACAATTAGCAACATGGAACTGGCAGGATACATTGCTGGCAAGCTGGACTTTGACCAGCTAATATTAGAGAACTATTCCGGCGGGAATACCGGCTGGGTACATTGTAGCTATAAGGCTAAGGATAATCGTAAAGAGGTTCTGACATATCAGAAAGGCTTGGGCTACCGGAAAGGGCTGATAGCATGATAGGAATATTATCTAAAATTTTAGGCTCAGGAGATGTGATATCAAAATCTCTCGACCTTATCGACAATATGCACACCTCTAGCGAGGAAGAAATACAGGCGAAGGCCAAGGCAAAAACAGATGTGCTTGCCGCTTATGCGCCATTCAAGATAGCCCAGCGGATGCTGGCATTCATGTTTGGCTTTACCTATGTGATTTGCTTTGCGATTGTTCTGGGAATGACCCTGTCAGGCTCAGGCAACCCAGATGATGTAACAAAGGTTATGGACCAGTTTAGTATAAACTACGCCATGCTTTTAATTTTAGGATTTTACTTTGGCGGCGGTGCTGTTGAGGGATTCATGGAAAAGAAGGGTAAAAAATGAACGACCACCAAAAGAGATGCCCCCGCTGTGGCGAGGTTTGGAAGACTGTATATGTGCATGGGCATGAGCAATGCCTGACATGCGGAAACATCGTCGATGATTGCTGTCAGGGCGAGGTGTGTCAGACGCCGGACGATACAGACTAAAACCCCCCGCCGTGAAGCGAGGGGTCTCAGGGAGAAAGTCTGGGGTCAAAGGAGGGAAAGCCCCCACACCCATTATTGATACATTTTTTCTACAGCGCCGACAAGCGCTAGGCGTATAATCTGCGTTGACGCTTTACTGTCCCAAAAAAATCATAGACATGAACGATGTCAGACTTGTGCGATTGCCAGACTTTGCGCGCACCAGATGGCAGGCGAATGGTCAGCGTCTTGGTGCCACCCTTTTCTGACAGACAGACCTGCATGTAGCAGTCCGGCCCTCTCAGCGTTAGAATGGTGCCCCAATCTTCGCGGTTGCTAGAGAAGGAAAGGCCGAGAGCCTCCCCTTCTTTTTGCAGTTTTTCCTTAATGCTCATTATGCGAATGGTGTGCTTTGAGTGGTTCATTATGTTACATCCTTTTTATTTATTGTTTCTGCCGTTACAGCAACCAGAAGTCGGGCAAGCAAACATTCTTTATGACATGAACCGCGTCTGAGTGTGTCACCCCGCCTTTTCTCAGGCGGAGGTAAAGCGATACTTTCTTTGCTAAGATAATCATTATGCTACATCCTTTGTCTTGGTTGGCCTTTTAAAGAAACCGAATTTTGGGTCATCTTCGCTTGGAGATATTGCCGCTGTAAAGCTAATGCGCTTGCCCTTGAATGTGTCACCGTGAGGCCATACGTCATCAACAGCAAAAATATCAAACATCTTTGACGGGATGGAACCCCACACCTTGAAGCCGCTATCATCGCGCACCAGCATTTTCCACTGTGATCCAAAGTCCGTTTCACGTAAATCAGTTGCGATAATTTCGCCTGTTACCTCAGTGCGACCCTCTGGGCAATCAGCGGCGTTTGCATTTTCCTCAGCCTTGCGAGCCTGTCTTTCGGCATCACGCTCTGCCTGAGCGGTAATGATTTTGCGAACAGCTTTTTCCTGACCCTCTGTAAGCTGGCCCCACTCGTTGACTGATTCATTCATTGCAGAAAGAAAATCTTCGCCATACCGTCCAAACAAAAACGCCTGAATTTCCTTGCGGCTTTCGTCCTCAGCAATCCACTTGATGTTGCGGCTTTTAGAAGCGTTGCGGCGGATAGCGGCATCACGACCCCGCTCCCAAGCATCAATATTTTCGATATGATTTTGCATGATAGTCTCCCTTTGACGGCGGGGCTGTTAAGCGCCCGCAAATTCTGCTTTGGCCTCTTCCATCATGTAGGCCATGTCTTCTTCATAGCCATCAACGCGATACTGGTCATCACCTGTGAGGCTACGCTTTTGTGCAGGTGTCATCCAGATGCAGTGTACGTCGAGGTCTTCGCAGATGTCGCCGTCAGCGTTGCGGCGAATGCCAGCAAACTCAGCGGCTGTATATTTAACTTCGCGGTCCCAATCAATCTGTGTGTATTCCATGATAATCTCCCTTTGATGGCGGGGCTGTTAAGCCGCCGCCCAATCTTCAACTGATGTTTGAATTTCTGCTTCGACAGCGTTGTCTTGGAACTTTAAGACCGCACCGCGCAACTGATACCAACCCCACCCAGACCAGTTATCCTTGCAAGGCAACATAATTAGCGCGTTGTTTGTATTATAATCGCCGCCCACCATCCAGCTATTACCTACTTTTTTAGCTATCATTTTTGCGCCACAATGAAATGCTTTGTACTTTGTTTCCACGATAATCTCCCTGTTTTTGCTATGGGTTCCCCCCATGATATAAATATAGGCTAAGGTTATAGATATGTAAACCCTTAGTATGCAATTTTATTTATATTTTTTTCGGGGGTGTTTTAGCGCATTATTTGGGTAAAGCCAATATACAGAAAGCCGAAGACGACAAAAGCGACTACAAGCAATAAAGCCCAAATCATAATTTCCTCCGTCTTCTCAGCCTTCTGCTTGGCCTCAGCTATCCGCTGTTTGCGGATGGTGCCTTGTAATCGAATGATTTCCTGCCACGCATCCGGCCCGTAATGTCCTATGACGAAAAGCCTTAGCTCTTCCTCCATGCGTTTTATTTTCTTCTGGTGCGCCCACGTCTCAAGAGCCTCCTCGTCAACAGAACCGAGGCGACGTGACTTGGCTTTCTGGTGACCGTCCTTGACCGACTGAACGGCCCCCATCCAGCGCGACAAATCCCCTGACATTGCCTCCACATCCTTAGCGGCGGCGAACCCCTTTTTGATGGCTGAGAAAGCAGAACTTGCAACAGCCATTGCGGTAATAGGGTCCATTTCATCAGCCTTTTGTGAGAGCCTTGTCTAGCTTGTCTTCCATTCGGTGCAGTGCTTCTGATAGCTTGTCCACTGCGTAGGTCAAATCATTTTTGCTGGCAAAGTCTTCACGGGTCCGGTTTAGCAGGATATCAATGCGCTTGACCTCCCTGAATTGGTTAGACAAAAACCAGCCAACTCCTGTGAGCAGTACGGCTAACAGGATGTCTATCAGATTGTGCATTTCCATTTTGGAACCCTTATTGTTTGACTACCAGCCAGCAGGAATTTTGCCCACAACAGGCGGGTTTGCTATTGCGTCCATCTGACCATCAAGCACCTCTTGCAGTTCCGCTTCGGTCTTTTCCAAGCCAGCCAAAACCCGTGCCTTACACCAGTCTTTAGTCAAGCTGTCAAATGCAACAAAGGTATCTGCATCAACTTCACCAGCCGCCGCTGTGCCATATGCACTTACTGCTAATGCTTCGCCATCTGCGTTTGTCTCGCTATCGCTGACAGCTACAAGTCGCCAATGGATTGTTTTTGCGACATCAGTTAAATCGTTTTCCGATGGCGCTGTGTCAATTTGTGGGAAGTCCCATGTATATGTGTTAGCCATTATATTATGCCTCTAA